TTATAGAAAAAAGCATGCTGCAAAATATAAAGAATATATAACTAAATGGCAATTAAATAATAATGAAAAATATATTATTACGGCAATAAAATCACGTGCTAAAAAACTAGGAATTGAATTTAATATAGATGCTACTGATATAAAAATACCTTCCACCTGCCCTATATTAGGTATACCTATACTTAAAGAATTTAAAGGTGTTGGTAATTCAAATAAAGGACCAAGAGCCACATCACCCTCATTAGATCGAATAGACAATACTAAAGGATATGTAAAAGGCAACGTTCATATAATAAGCAACAAAGCTAACGTAATGAAAAATAGTGCCACTCCTGAAGAATTATTACAATTTGCTTATTGGATAATACTTACCTATGGTCATTTAATTGATAAAGAAATTAGTTGACATTGTAAATAGTTATGATATACTGTTATCCTTAATTATTGAAAGGAGAGAATATGGAATTAGATGATAATAAGATAGAAAAGATGATGCAAGCTTCTGTCAATATGCGGGATAAAATTGAAGAGTTAGAAAAACAAATTACAGATATTAAAGTACAAAAAGATAAAGTTGATCTTGCTCTTAACGAAGCGTGTAGAACATTAAATGTAACTAGTTTAAAGACAAGTGTAGGCACATTGTCTAGGACACTTAGAACAAGATACTGGTCAAGTGATTGGCCTAGCATGTATGAGTTTATATTAGAAAATAAATTGCCTGAGTTCTTTGAAAAAAGATTAGTGCAATCAGCTATAAAAGAATACTTGGAGCAAAACCCTGATAAACAACCACCAGGCTTACAAGCAACAAGTGAATATACAGTAAGAATAACTAAAAGTAGAGATAATAAGGAGAATGTATGAGCACAGATATAGATGTATTTAGTAGCACCGCAGTAACAACACATACCCGTCGTGATGATGGATTTACTGCAAACATTACAGGTAATTCATCTACTGCTAAACGTATTTCAATACGAGGTGGTAAATTTAGATTAATGGTTAATGGTAAAGAGATTGAAAAATCTAACCAAGATGCACTTGATGTTGTTATTGTAAATGCTTCACCACATGTGCATAGAATGTATTTTTCTAAGCCATATATTCCTGGCGAGAAAATGCCACCACCAACATGTTGGACATCTGATAGTCAAAAACCTGATGAAGCTGTTGTAGAAAAACAAGCAGAAACATGTTTAGCATGCCCTCAAAATATTAAGGGTTCAGGTGCTAATGGAACTAAAGCATGTCGTTTTAGTAGACGTATTGCAGTTGTTCGTGCTGATGATATGGGTGGTGATGTATATCAAATGACTTTACCTGCTCAATCTATTTTTGGTAATGGCACAAAAGATAGAAAACCTTTACATGAGTATACAGATTATGTTCGTGCTAATGGTCAAAACTTAATGTCTGTTGTATCTCGTGTTTCGTTTGATGAAGACTCATCAAGCACTAAGATTGGGTTTAAACCTATTCGTGTATTGAATGATGATGAGTATGCATTATGTTCCACAAAGTCAACTTCAGAAGAAGCTAAACGTGCTATTACATTATCAGTTAATCTAAACAAAGATGAAGATGGTGAAGAGTTTGAACAAAAGAAACAACAACCTATTCAACGTCCTGAACCTTTAAAAGTAATAGATGATATTCCTGAACCTACTGTTCGTGTAGCAGAAAAACCTGTGGCTCCACCACCTCCAAAACCAGCAACACCAAAAGCAGATCAAGGTGATGTAAGTTTAGATGACTTAGTTTCAGATTGGGCATGATCATGCGTGGTTATTCTCAAGTAATTATAGAAGCTAATTTAAAAGCTAAAGAAACTACAGGGACTATTTTAGGAGCACTGTGCATATCACTAAAATACCCCGCTAGTCAAGTAGCGAAAAAGCTTAACGTTTCGAGGCAAACGGTGTATGATTGGTTTTCGGGTAAAGCAAGACCATCAAGACGATTAGATCATAAAGTTAAAGAACTTATAGTAGATCTAAGCAAGTAATACTTCGGGCTAAATATATTTTAGCCCCCCTATTTAGTAACACAACATTTTGAGAGAAAAATGCAAACAAAAGAATTTTTACAACAAGTGTGGCCTGAGCATGGGTATTATTGTATCCTAGGCAAAGACCAACAAAACATAGTTCTTCCAAAGTTTGTAAATTCCATAGATGAAGCCTTAGAGGTAGTAAAAAAATTATTAGATGATAAGCAAGATGTATATTTTGCTTGCTCTACATATGTAGAACCTACTGAAAGAAAGAAAACAAATGCTAAAGAGCAACGCATCTTATGGTTAGATATTGACTGTGGATTTGATACAAAGAAACGTAAATGGAAAGACTACGAAACTAAAGACGATGCTCTTGTAGCACTACGATCCTTTACAGATACTACACAATTACCCGCCCCTACCATAGTTGATTCAGGTAGAGGTATTCATTGTTATTGGCCTTTTACAGAGCCAGTAGACAAAGCTATATGGCAACCCGTTGCTGAAGGCTTAAAATTCTTATGTGCTAAACATGGTTTAAAAGCAGATGGCGCGTGCACTGCTGATATGGCTCGTATCTTACGGGTTCCTGGTACAAAAAATTTCAAAGAAGTATCTAAACCTGAAGATGTAACTGTAATTAATGAAGGAACTGCTACACCCTTCGATGAATTAGCACGTCTTATCCCTATACATATTTCTGATAAACCTAAGGCTAAACGTCCATTAGACGAAGCTACAAAAGCTATTTTAGGTAATAACTCTTCTAAGTTTATGAAGATTATAGAACGTTGTCGTAAAGATGATGGTTGTGCACAACTAGTTCACATCATGACAAAACAAGCTACTGTAGAAGAACCCTTGTGGCGTTCAGGATTATCTATTGCTGCATATTGTGAAGATGCTGAAGCAGCCATACACAATATATCTAAACACCACCCTGATTATGATTATGCTAAAACAGAAGCTAAAGCCAGTGCTATTCCTGGACCACATACTTGTAGGCAATTTGAAGGATTAAGACCTGAAGGTTGTGATAACTGCAAGCACAAAGGTAAAATTACTTCCCCCATAGAATTAGGTAGAGTAATACTACGTTCTAAAGGTGCAGATAATGTTATACAAGCTAAGTCAGAAGAATTAGGAGAAGTAGTTACATATCAAATACCTGATTACCCTTTCCCATACTTTAGAGGTAAAAACGGTGGAGTATATAAAACTGTAGCTGATGAAAACGAAGAAGCTATTATGGTGTATGACTATGACTTTTATTTAGTAGAAATATTAAATGATAGTGCTATTGGTTTTTGTGCATGGTTTAAATTACATTTACCTCATGAAGGGGTGCAAGAGTTTATAGCACCACTAACTCAATTACTATCTCGTGATGAAGCTCGTAAGATACTAGTTGCAAGAGGTATTGTTAAGAATGGTAAAAAATTAGATAACGTTATTGATTACATTATTGCAGTGGTAGATAACGAACAAAAACAAAAACCATCTACACCGATGTATAAACAATATGGTTGGAATTCTACATACAATAAAATAGTTATAGGTAATCGTGAGATTAGTGCATTTGGAATTAAATATGTGCCTGTTTCTGAAGAATTAAGTGACGTAAATCCAGCATTACAAAAGAAAGGTTCATACGAAGAATGGAAAAAAGCCATATCAGTATATGAAAGACCTGGTATGGAGTTACGTGCATTTGGTTTCTTCTGTGCATTTGGTTCACTACTTATGCCTTTCTTTAGAACAAAAGAAAAGTCTGCCGTTATTAATTTATACAATCCTGAAACAGGTCAAGGTAAGTCAACCATACTACAAGCTATGACTAGTGTATATGGTAATCCCGAATTATCAGCTAAATTAATTCAAGTATGGGGTGATACAGGAAATGCTGTCATTAATCGTATGGGTTATATGAATAGTCTCCCCGCTGCCGTTGATGAATTTACAAAAGTAACGCCTGATGATCTACACGAGTTTTTAAAATTTATGTCAACAGGTCGTGGACGCAATCGTATGGGAAGTGGTGGCACTAATAAAGAAAGACAAAACAATACAGTTTTTAATCTTATCTGTGTAGTATCTTCTAATACAGACTTTAGAACTGTAGTATTCTCAGCTAATGCAAAAGCATCAGGTGAAATGGCTCGGTTTTTACAAATAAGAATTGATAAAGATTACTCACTATCTAAAAAAGATGCTGATGATTATTTTGGCAGATTGTTCGATAACTATGGACATGCAGGTGAAATATATGCTCAATGGATCATATCTAATTTAGATTCTGTAAAAATTGCTCTAAAAGAAACACAAGAAAAAATAGATAAAGCTTGGAGTATATCTGGAGAAGATAGAAAATATTCAGCCACATTAGCCGCTGTATTTTTAGGTGCTCAAATTGCTAAACAATTAGGCATTCATAATATTGATTTAGAACCTGTAAAAAAAGCAATTAAAGCTGAATTAGATAAATCTAGAGTAGAACTTAGAGCACGTGATTTTGATGCTATAGAAGCCTTAACAACTTTCTTGCATGAAAATTTAAAAAATACGTTAGTAATTAATAGTGCTATGGATGCTAGAACAGGATTACAAGAAGCACCATTATTGAAACCAATCAATGAGTTACGAGTCAGAATTGAGCCAGATACTAATACAATTTATATACCTTGCGGTATAATGCGCACATATTTAAAGTCCCTTGGCAACGTAGACTACGAAGATTTTATTAAACAACTTAGAGACAATAATGTTTTGAAATACAAGTCAGGAGATTCTAAAGTGTTACAAAAAGGATTAGACATTAGTGGTTCAGGTGTTAGATGCATTTGGATTGATAATTCTACCTTTGAAGGAATTAAGACTAACGACTTACCATTGGATATACCTAGAAGTGTTAACTAACGGCGTAAACTATCAAATTAAATGGCCTGAGTTTCAACCAGGCACATCTATCTTTATACCTGCTATTGATACAGAATCAGCGTTAAAAGCTATACAAAAAGAAAGTGAACGCCTTGAATTTCAATTTGTTCACAAGATTGTAGTAGAAGATGGTATTAAAGGTATAAGAGTTTGGCGTTTATAAGCCAGCTTCTTTTCTAATTTTTTGAATATATTTAGCATCTTTGCCATCAAATTTTTCTAGATGGTCAAGCATGTTAACCTCTTCTTCCCTAATAAACTTAATCTTTTGTTGTTTTTCATCAGGAGACATATACTTATCTTCAAGAACAGAACGTTCCATTTTTCTTAATTGTGATAAGTATTTACCTAGATCATCTATAAGACCTTTTCTTACAATAAGATCACGTTTATTATCTTTAGCTAAATAAGCTTCTGTTTCTTCAGGCCCTCTAAATTGTTGTTTATCTTTATAAGTGTTATAAGCACGATCAACTTCATCTCTTAATTCATAATAATCATTTTTAGCACGTGTGCCAAACTCTCTTGCAATAAATGCTGATGTGCCAGGAAGATCAGTAATATAATCTTGAACAGTTTTAGATGGTAAGACATCGCCACGTATATCAGCCATAAAGTCATTAGTTGCCATTCTTATTAAACCTGCTGTATACCCTAAATAACCATCTAAAAAGTGATCCCATTTCATTGGAGACGTTCCAGTATAGTCACCTAATACTTTTGCCATTTCAGAAGTTCTCGCAGTATATTGCATCTCTTCTTCTTTACCTGCCACTCCTGTACCAACAATAGGTCGACCTGTAAACATATCATAGTTATATGCTAATTCACCTAAAGTTTTTAAAGCTTGAGGATAAGGTGATGGACCTGTAACAGCATTAGCTAATGCCCCACCTAATGATTTCCACATTTTAGTAGCATCTTCATCATCTTTAATGTATCTATGATATACATGTTCAGGAATTACTTTATTAAAGAACGATGCTAAATCAGGGCGAACAGGTATACTCATACCACCTGTGCCTGGGAATATAAATCTTCTATCACGAATTGATGGATCTAATTTTTCATAGTCATCATCGTCAGCAGTTAAAGCTGCATAAATAAAGCTTAATATCATAGTTTTCATCATTGTATTACGTAATACACGATAAGCTTCCGCTCTTTGAGAAGGCGCAATACCTCTACCTGAAGCAACTTTCATCATGACATTTATAGATTGTAAATATGCACCAAAGAATGGAATTACTTGACGCCCTACGGATACTAATTTATTAGAACCTGTACGTCTAAAGTTAATAACTTCAAAAGCACGCTCAATAGCTAAAGCTTTATCACCAGTCTCTTTCATAGTCTGTGCATAAATAGCTTGACGTATAACATTATCTGACGCCATAGAAAATTTTTGTAAAGGATTTTTAACATAACGTTCAAAGAATTTAGGTTTTTTCATACCTGCAGCAATCTCTGCATCTAGTTTACTTATCTCAGCAGAGTAATCTCTAATACCTACAGCACCTACACTTTTTAATTGTTGCCTAGCTTTACTAACACCTGCCGATGTTTTTACAATTTCTTTCATAACTTCTAATGGTATGCCAAATGGATTTTGAACTCCTGAAGTTACCATCGCACTATAGGCATCTTGAAATACTTGAGATACTGAAAAGAGCGGATAGAGCACAATGTTTTGTCTTAAAATATTTGCAATCTTAGCCATCTTAGGGAACATAGGTAATGCTACTGTTTCCATACCTGTAAAGGCTTTTACAAATAGCGGATCGTCAAATTTATATCTAACAAGCCCACCATTTTGCCATATAGCAATCGTATTTTCTCTAGGACTTGATGCACCTGGAGGAATCTTAGTTACTTCATCTTCTAAATATTCATCAGCAGCGTTAACTAAATTCTGTGCAGTTTTATTATTGATACCTTTTCTAATCACATAAGTAATCCAACGCTCCATATTATCAAACACGTTATTAACTGGTTGATTACTACCTTTAAACTTAGGATCAGTAAGAGCTCTATCTAATAATCCTCGTGTATATTCTTTAGGTCCTTCTTTTTGTTCTATTTGTTCTACACGATAGAACGGCACATAGTCCATCACATCTAACAAGGCCGCTACTTGATCTTCTGAATACAACCCTGCATCTTTAGCAAAGTTTAATACATTCATACGAATGCCATTCCATTGATCAACTACTTTATTTAATTCAGGAATCTCATCAAACAGTTTCATACCTGCATTGATTTCTTTAGTTGTCATGTGGATATGCTTATAGTTTTTATCCCACAATTTTTTAGCTTCTTTATCTTTACCCTCAACTAAAAGATCAACTACATCTTCTTTTAATTCTTTATTATATTCCTTTAACCCTTGTAAACGTTGAGCAATCATAGCCACATGAGCATACTGTTCCATCTTTTCATAAGGCACACCATATTTATCTGCTAATTGTTTAACAGTCTGCATCATTTCTTTCCAACTAGTTTTACCTTTACTCACTACATATTTATATAAGGTCTTATCATAAGCAATATTGCCATCTTCTAAGAACTGATGAGCAGGTGCTTCAGCATGAAGCGCTTGTGAAGTACTGATAGAATACAAAACCTTCTTAATTTCATCCCAAGTCTTATTTTCTTCTAAACCACGACGTATTGCATTACTTAACGCTGCATCAGATGAAAAGAAATTAGTTTCAAATTTGTCTAGGAAACGTGTAAATCCTTTTGACTTCTCTTTCACGAAGTTAACGGGGTCATCTTTGAATTCTTGAAAGGCCTTAGTCTCTTCAGCTTTTTCTGTTTTAACATTAGTAGCTTTGAGAAGTTTATCAAGACGGTCTACTTTTTCTCTTGAGTATAATTTTTCACCTAACTCAGGAATAGTTTCTTTACCTATGGTACGAGTGCCTGTAAATAAGTCAGGAGTTACACCTATAACATCACTTAGTAAAGTGTTAGATATATCACCTAAATTAAGAAGTTGTTTAACCGCGTTAACAAAGTCTGTCCATAGTGTATTGATTGGAGGCGCGTCAGGTATAACACTACGTTCACCTGCTAAGAATTTTTGGAACTCAGGATTATTGTAAGCATTTGCAATAAACTCATCCATGTTATTAAATGCTTCACCAAAGTCTAGTTCTTGTTGCATAGCAGCTACTTCAGCTGCGTCAAATATGTCAACCATTTTCTGACCCATAGGCGTCCGTGCCACAGGTCTACCATTCTTCATCGTTACATGTTTTTTAAGTTCAATAGTTGTAGCACTATGTGTCGCTTCGTGGAATATAGTATCAACACCAGCATCAGGACTAATGGTGGTTTTATTTTGAAGTGGTGCATATGAACCATACTCACCTTTCTCCATACCCATGACTTTATAAGTACCACGAGTTACATTATCAAGCTTAGTAATAACACCGTGTAATACTTTTTGTACAGGATTTAATTTATCGAAGTGTTGATTCTTTAGGATAGTTAAGGCTTGACCTAAAGTCTTGGCAGGTTTAGTAGTATTAACAATCGCCTTACCTTCAGGTGTGCCTTCTATTTTAGATGGTAGTTTTTCGACAGCAGCAACTTCTTTTTCTTCAGCTATTGTAGTCTCACCTTTACGAGCTTCTGTTTCTTTAAGTGCAGCAAGTTCTGTTTTAGCTTGAGTAACATCTTGTTCTGTTACTTCTAGAGGACTACGAAGGGTTTGTATGAGTGCGTTTTCAGGATCTATAGCTTGCAGTTGAGCAGCTACTTGTCTAGCTTCTTGTTCTAGGGGTGTAAGTTCTTCTGCTGTTTTTAATACTTCGGTAGCTTCAGGTGCTAGTGCAGCTCGCTTTGTTTCTGTTCTTCCAATAGGTTGTCCAACATCAGGCCCAGTAAGGTCCACTCCTCCAGGCTCACCTCCTTCAATTCCTCTGGCGGTTTCGCTAACTCGTTTGGATTCGTCAGGTATTGAAACGCGAGCTCTATCTGCCTCTGGCTTAGTTTCAGGCTTTCTACTAACATCTTTTTCCCCTTTTAACACTTCTGGCTGTTTAGTTAATTCTACCACAGGTGGTAAAGACTCTTTGTATGCAACAAAAGCTTCTTCATTTACTTTAGTAGGATTGTTTTCGGCAACTTGATCAAGCAGTGCACGATTCTCAGCTAATGATATATCTTTACCTATTAATGCTTTAAATGCATTTGTAGATTTTTTAAAGCCCAACGAAGTTAACGTAGCTTCATCTAATACACTAGTAGGTACAGGTTCTTCTTCAGCAACTTCTTCTACAGGTTTAGCTTTAGCTGCAAGCTTTTTAGCTTTAATAGTTTCGGCTTTATTTTTAATGTCTTCAAACAAACCATCTCGAACATCTTCACGACTTGGTTGTTTAGCTACCGAATCTTCTAGGTCATCACTTAGTACTTTATCTTTAGCTTTGTTAACTTCTTTAATCTCATTAGTTACTGCTTTAACTTCTTTGTATCTATTATAAGCACCTGCAGCACTACCTAAACCTGAACCAACAGCTAAAGCACCCCACCCAGCTTCAAAGTATTCTCTATTAGCATCAGCCCCACTTAGAGGTAATCCTGCTTGATAACGTTCCGCTGCTTGTTCTAATACTTCAGTTGGTACTTCAGAAAGACCTTTAACTGCACCAACTCCAGCAGCTTTAGCAACTTCAATACCTTTTCTTTCAGCAAGTTCTTTTAGTACGGCTTCTCCTGCAACTTTAGCACCTTTACCACCCATACCTAAAGTAAATCTATCTACAACGTAACCTAATGGTGCAGTAATAGCTGCCCATTTTTTAGCACTAGCAGGATCTAATTCTTGAGGAGCAGTTTTTTCTAAAGCTTGACGTTCCATAAAATGTCCATACTGTTGAACACCATATGTACCAATACCCACTGCAGCACCAATTAATGGAGCAGCAATACCTGTAGGAGCAGCTAATACTGTAGCAGCATAACCTGTTAGTAAAGGTACTGCCATTTCAGGACCAGACTTAAGTATTTGTTCTACTATATAAGAAGGTACTTTCATACCTGCAGGGAGTATACCCTTTTCTTCAGCAATACGTTGAATGTCAGCGGCAGATAAAGTTTGAACTGCTGGAGGAACAGCACCTTTAGTTTTTATTTCTTGCATTTTAGCAGCTGCAGCTGCCATGTCTTGATCAGTAGCAGCGCTACCTAATTCTATACCGCGCTTAACACCACCAAAAGATTCTAAACCTTCTGTTAATGCTTGTTTAGTTCTAGCTAAAAAGCCAACATCTTCAGGTTTAGTTTCAGCTGTAATAGTAGGAGTAATGCCTAACTCTTCAGGCGTAAATTCTTTTTTAGTTGTTGTGGTCGGAGATAAACCTAATTCTTCAGGTGTAAATTCCTGTGGTGTACTAGGAAGTCCTAGTTCTTCAGGTGTGAATTCTTGCGCCATATTAAGTTATTTTTTCGTAGTTCCCATTAGGAAGTTTTTTGAATGTACCTTTACCTGGAATAGTTACAGTACCATCAGGATTAGTAATAGGAGCATTTGCAGAAGTTGATTTAGCTGCTGAAGGAGTAGGACCAAATGCGCCTTCAGTATCACCCATAAGAAGTTTTAGATTTTTTTCAAAGTATTGTTTTTTAACCAAAGATTCTCTTTCTGCACCACCTGGACCAGAAAATTCAACTTTTCTAGCAGCATCTGGATAGTCTTTTTCAAATTCTTTTTGTGCATTATCTTTAGCTTTATCAAATATTTCATAAGCTTTACCTGATTTTTCCGCACGTGCTTTATATCCAGCAATACGAACGCTAGTTTCAAGTTCAGCATTTTTAAGGCCAATTTGTGTATTAATATTATCTCTATCTTCAATAGCTTTAGTAGCTCCAGAAGCATCACCACGAGCTTGAGCTTGTTGAGCTTCAAGAGTTTTTCTATCAGCCATTTTATAAAGACTATTAATTTCTCTTTGTGTTTTACCCATCTTACCAATAATTGGAGCAGCACCTTTAGAACCTTCAGCTATAGCTTGCCCTAAAGTAGGTTGACCTGCAAAAGCTGAAGCATAATTTAAAAGTAATTCAGCTTGATCCATTTTTTTAGCTTCTTCTAATTCTTTTAATCTTTCAGTTTTACTTTCTTCTAAAGTCTTTTTATAAAAATCAGGATCAACACCAAAGGCTTCTTGAGCTGCTTTTGTTCTAGCTACGTAATCAGCTAATGATAAATCTTCTCTAGGTTTCATTAAAGCTGCTTGAGCATCTTGATAATAGGTAGGATCATATAAGAATGGATTTGTTTGAGTTTTGCCACCATAAGCATACGATTGAACTTTACCACCATCATCAAATGCAACTATACCACCATTAGCATAATTATTTTCATCATACATATTACCTACATCTAAATCAGCTAACCCACCTTGAGCCATTTGTTCTACAGGCATTTCTGGTGGAGGTTGCATAGCCATTTGCATATCTTGTCCTTCAGGTAATCCCATAATACCTGGTTTGTTTTCTTCTACTAATTCTTCAGCTACTGTTTTATCTTCAGCTTTATCAGCTTGATAGGCATTACGCATTTCTTTTCTGCGTTGTAACTCACTTAAAGCTAGATAAGTAGGCACTTGACCCATAGGATTTTGAACATACCCAACAAGAGTATCGTCAGGAACACTTCTTAATTGATTTTGTAGTTTTAAAATATTCATATGTTATCCTAGAGCTTTAGAAAGACCTAATAAACCTAAACCACCACCTAACGCTTGTTGCATACCAGAAGCTTGAGGTGCGTAACTGATTTGTGTTTGAGCCAAACCAGGCATACCACGAAGCATCGCATTGTAAAACTCGAGTTGTTTCTTTTCCCAATCTCTTTGTTCCATAGCTTGTTGGAATTTAATATCATTAATTTGCTGTTGTAACTCTTGTTTTTCTTTTTCAGTTGCAGCTTGAGCTTGTAGTCTTTGTAAGTTTGCTGTTTGTTCAGCAGCAGCGTTAGCTGATTGAGCACGAGACGCTTCAAGACCTGCTTGTAATCCACTAACTCCTGTTGAACCTGCAAGTTGTGCCGCGGCTTGTTCAGCTGCTACGTTAGCTTGTTGTGCTTGTAATCTACGAGCAGCATCTTCACCAAACATTCTTTGAGCAGATTCGTAAGCACCTTGTTGACCTTTAGTGTAAATATCTGCAATATTTTGTTGTAAGCCACGTTCTGCTTCTGTTTGCATTAAGGCTTGACGAGCACCACCAAAAGTACCACGACCAATAGCTCCCATAGCACCTTTAGCTTTTTCAATATCTCCTGCGCGTCTTGCTTCTCTAGCTGCAATATCTGATACATTAGTAATATAAGGAGACATATAATATGAAGCTGCTGCTGGACTAAATCTACTTGTAGTAATTGCTCTAGGCGTATAACCTAATGCTCTTGTTAAGCCCATACCTGCTGTGCCATAACCTAAACCAGAGCCCATACCTAATCCTGTTTCAGCCGTGCCAAAACCACCTGGTCTAGTTAAACCAGCAATTTCTGCTTGTACTCGTTCTTGACCTGGAGTAAATGGTGCAACCCTTTCGCCTGCATAAGTAGGCATAGTTTTAACACCCGTAACAGCACCCGATGCGTCTGTTTCAAAAACATTTTTACCTGCAGAC